GCCCAAGAGATACTCGCGGCGGAGCTTCTCGAGCGCGTCAGCGCGTTGGGCCTCAGCGCTGCGCTGGAGCTGGTCCATCCGCCCGAAGACGGGGGCGATCTTGTCGAGCGTTCCGGCGAAACCCGTGTAGCGACGCGGGGCGAGCAGCGCGGCACCGAGCGCGAAGAGCTGCTCGCTGGTCGTCGGAGCACCGAAACGCTTCTCGCGGATGGCTGCCTCGGCGGCCTCGAACTGTTTCTGACGGTTGGCGGCCTGCTGCTGCAGGGCGGTGCTCTCCTTCTCCATCGCGCCGAAGTACTTCGACATGAACGGCGCGAGGGTGGGGTTCGCCCCGGCGAGGGCCTGCAAGTCCATCGCCTCGGCGGGAAGCTCGGCGCTCTGCTCTTCGGTTTCGAGATCTTCGTCCATATCGCCTTACTTCCCTTTGCCGAAGACACCGGCCTTCTCGAGGATGCCAGCCAGCGTGGCGAGGCCGCCACCGATGGTCTCCGCCGTAGAGGGCTTGTACTGCGCCTGCTCGCCGGTCGGCACGATGCCGAACTCCTGCGTGCCGGTGGGGATGCCCTTGCCGACGCCTTGGAACGTGGCGAGCATGGCGTTGATCTGCTCCTGCGGGTAGCCCTGCTGGCGGAGGAAGTCCTCGTAGGCCACGTCGAGGTTGCGCTGAGCCTGCGTCTGCTGCACGCCGCCCACCTGCTGCAGCGCGCCCGCGCCGGTGAGGCCGAGCCGCTGCGCCTGCTCGCCCATACCCGCGAGCTGCTGCGCACCGGCGAGCTGCTGCGTGACGTCGCCGCGAGCCAGACCGCCCACGGTCTCGCCGAGACCGGCGATGCGCGAGAGGTCAGTGCCAGCGAGGCGCCCAGCCTCGGTGTAGCCGCTCTGCAGTGCCTGCGCCTGCTGCGCGAGGGTGGCCTCCTGCGTGTCGCGGATGGCGCGCGCCGTGTCGGTAAGTAGGCCCGAAGGCGCAGCCTGACCCGGCTGACGGCCACCGAAGCCGAGCTGCCCGGCGGAGATGTAGCGCCCCTCGACCTCGGGCAGGATGCGCTCGCTGAGGTTGCGAGCGGCAAGCTGGCCGATGCGATCGACCACCTGCTCTTGGAAGGGGTTCATGTACTGGCCGATATTGGCGACGCTCGTCTGCCCGGCCTGCGTGATGTAGGGCTGCGCAGTGGCGAGGCCGCCCGGCGCGCCGAGAGCCTGCTGCGTGGTCTGCGTGGCCTGCCCGAGGGTGGGCTGGTAAGCGCCTGCGGCCTGCCCAGTCATCGCGAAGCCCTGCTGCTGCGTCGGCGAGAACTCGGCTACGCGCGGCATCGGCGCAAGAGGGAAGGGGCGCTGCGCGAGGGCCTGCTGATTGGCGAGCAAATCCATCGCATAGTTGGTGTACCACTCGGGCAGCACTGTCTGGCTCTGCACGGCCTTCAAAGCCGAGCCCTGCGGGATCTGGGCGCCCTCGGTGAGGAACGAGCCGATGTTAAAGCCGCCGCTCGGTTGCGCACTGTCGGGGAACGAAGTTTCCGAAGTGGCAGCCGGATTGATCATGGCCGAACCGCGCATGTCCGCGTCCATGACGTTCAAGCCGGATGTAGGTGCGATAGCCATTACGCACGGCCTCCCTTGAGATAGTGTTCGGGGCGCTTGGCGTTGACGCTGAACTCGCCCTTGGCGAGCTTGCGGCCCTTGTCCTTGCGAATTTTTACACGAAGCTGATCCAAGCGCTCGGCCCCTGCCTTCGAAGATCCATCGCCGAGGAGGGCGACGGTTTCTGCGTCTATAACATATTCGCCGTCACTTAGCAGCGCCGGAATTTCGTCGCTACGCCCAGTGCCGGGGCCGTTCACAGCGTAGCTGTCGTCGGACATGCTGAGGCCGCCCTGCGCGTAGCCGGTGAAGGCTTCGCTCTTGTTTTCCTCGCCCTGCGGCACGTAGCTGAAGAAGCTCTGCTCGGGGCCGTAGCCGTAGCGATACCAGTCCTGTGTGGTCTTGGGCCGCAGCTCAGCCGCAGTGCGCGGCGCGAAGCCCGTCGAAGCGCCGGGGAGGGTGGCAGCGGGCAGACGCCCGCCGAAGACGCCCGAGCCGCCAAATAGGCCGCCGGGGATGGTCGAGAGGGCACCGCGATTACCGCCACCGCCGCCCACAAGGCCGAGGCCGAGGGCTGCGAGGCGCATGTAGTCGGTGACGCCGAGGTTCTCTTTCAGCTTGTCGAGGATGCTCTTTTCTGGCCCCACGACATCGACTGGCGTCTTGGTGAGATCCGGCAGAATTGGCGCGACGGGCGCGGCATCGAACGTAGTTTTTGCGGGTTGCTGCGGGCGAACAACGATTTCAGTCTCTGGGCTGGTAATCGTGCCGACATCGGGCACCACCGGAAAAGCCGCATCGAACTCGCCTTTAACGGGCCGCCGTTCGACGACGTCAATCGGGTCGCCGATAGTTTCGGGCATCACGGCGGGCAGACCGGCGCCAAACCCCGGCAGCGCGCCAGTCACGATGTTGCTCGCTGGGATGCGCGATCCCGACACGACAATCGGGTTGCCCTCGGGCGTGATCCCAACGGACGATTGGGGTCGCGACGGCTGTGTCGGCTTAGGCGCGGCTCCGCCGGTCAAAACAGAACCAAGGGCGCTGCCGCCTGCGGCACCGGCTGCGGAGCCAAGGGCGCTTCCGAGCACACTCGACACCGCTGGGGTCACGATAATGTTGCCAACGGTCGAACCGAGCGCGCCACCCGCAGCACCGCCCGCAGCACCGCCCGCCGCGCTTCCCGCAGCACCGCCCGCAGTGCTACCTGTTACGGGGCCGAGCGCGCCCCCTAGTGCGCTAAAACCCGCTGTCGCCCCGCCCGTGATCGCCGCGCGCATCAGTGTATCTTTTAGCGAGCGGCCTTGTGCCACGCTGGAAAGGCCCGACCCGGCTGCGGCGCCCAACGGACCCGCGACAAACGCACCGGCCACCGGCAGCGCAACGTCGGCGAGCTTTCCGAGGGGGGACTGGCGGGGGTCGACGTTGGCGACGGCGCTAGCCGTGCCGGTGCTGGGGTCCGTCTTCACGACCGCCCAGTCGGCCTTGCGCCCATCTTTGCCCAACTGAAGGGTCGCAAGCTGGGCGGCCTTCATGCCTTCCGCGCCTACGCCCTTCGACACAACCTCGCCGGTGCGCTGGTTGACGACGGTGTACACCGCATTCGGGTCGAGGGGCGTAAAGCGCGCGCCCTTACCCAGCCCTTTGGTGGCGGGCATACCGCGATTGTCGGTAAAATACACGCCCGGCACCGAGCCTTCCGGCGTGATTTCTCGGACAACGCGGCCCGTGTCGTCTAGCTCCACCGTCCGGCTCTTGTTCACCATCAGCCCGGTCGCAGGGTCGCGCAGCAAGTTGAGCGACTGCTCCGTGGGCATCCCGCCGAAATTGGTGCCAATGAATAGGGGGTTGGGGCCGAGTGCCTGCCCCAGCGCGGCCATCTTAGCCATGAACTCCGGGTCGAAAAGCGGAGCACCCTCGGCATTCGTCGGAGCGGGGGCCGCCATGCCGCCCAAGTTTCCGACGCTTAACCCAGCGGCATCTCGGGCCTGCATGATCATCGGGGCCGAGGGCTGGATAGACGGCACTTGCGCCAGCGCACGAGCCTGCTCTTCGGCTTGGGCGATCCGCTGTTGGAATTCGTCCACCGGAGGCGGGGCAGCGGGCGTGAAATCCGCAGGCTCGGGCATCGCGCCGGGCAGGATGTCAACGTACGCAGGGCCGCCGCCCGTGAGCTCCGGGCGGAAGTCCAAGCCCGAGTTAAGGAGCATCTGGGAGAAACCGGGAATGTACGTCCTAACCATCAACTTACGTCCTCAAGCATCGGATAGCTGCGCATCGCCCACTCGCGCCAATCCGAAAACTGGTAAGGATCAGGAAGGGTGCGCTGCGTAAAGGGAGACGCGCGTACAAGTCCCACTGCCCAATCGCGCCACCTCGGCTCTTCCGGGGGCGTACCGAAAGACCAAGCGTCGCCGACGGACAGTATAACCGAAGCAGCCCAGTCTTGCCAAGTCATTCCACGGGGATCGATCATCCCAGCGTCGTACCATCGCCGGGCTGCACGTGCGCCAGCACTTGGCCCATCTGATAATCGCCCCCGATCGTGTTGCTCGTGAAGCGGAAGCGCAGTTCGCGGCGCTGCTCTTTCAGGAAGACGACCTGCTCCTGCGGCGTCGTAGCCACGTCGGGGAACGTCATGATCGGACCAGCCACTTCCTGCGCTCGTGCGTTCGCGCGACCGATGACTTGCAGCGTCATGTCGCCGCTCTGCACGAAGTCCGGCTCGACCATCAGCACCTGCAGGGCGCGGTTGGCGGTGCCCATCGCGGGCAGCGACATATCGCCCGTCTCGAAGAAGGAGGGGATGGGCTGCATGTTCGCGCCGTCGATCTCGTCCGTGCCGGTTTCGTGAACCCACAGCTTATATGGCCGCACGAAGGTCAGGTTGAACGTGGCGTTGCTGCCCGTGCCACCCGAGACGCTGACAGGGTTCGTCGGCTTAGTGGTGTAGAGGCCCGCATTTGAGATGCTCACGCCCGTGATCACTCCGCTCCCGTTCACCGTGCTGACAGTCAGCTCGGCGAGGATGCTGCCGGTGCCTCCGGTCACGGTGAGCGTGTCGCCTGCCGTGTAGCCCGTGCCGCCTGCGTTGACCGAGACGGCGGTCGCGGTGAAGTTCTGCGGCGTGACGCCCGTCATGATGGGGCGGTTGAACACGGTCGGGAAAATGCCAGCGCCGCGCCCGCCGTTGGGTAGCGGCGTGTCGTACCACGTGTCTTCGCGCACGTTGTAGATGACGGCGTGGTTCGGCTCCTCGCTGTCGTCCTTCGGGAAGCACCACCAGATTTCGCCGAAGCGAGGCACCTTGACGGCGAACACCTTCTGGCGCTGGGCGACGTTGAGGTTGTCGAAGAAGAAGTTCAGGTTGAGGTTGTTCGGGATCTCGCGGACAACGCCGTTGAACATCAGGAAGCGGTCGGTGCCAACCCAGTAGAAGATGCCGTCGTACTCGATGACGCAGTTGGCCGAGAGGATCGACGTCTGCGTGCTGATCGTGTCGAACTGGAAGGTGGCCGTTCCGCCGACGTAGCTCGCACGCACGAGGGCGTCCGCCGACCAGAAGAGGCCGGACGGGCTGTTGCCGGGGCCGCCGCGCAGGGGCATGGCTTTCACAATCTTCTGCGACGTCACGTAGGCATTGCCCGCGCCCGAGCTGACATAGTCGTCCGGCGCGTTGGGTACAGACCACGCCACGTAGCCGTCGTTGCCGTAGACGAAGGTGTACGGGGCGAGAGACACGACGCCGCCCGTAGCGCTGAAGTTGGCGGGCTTGTTCAGCGCGGGCACAGCCGTCAGCGCGGCGGTGCCGAGCAGGTCACCCGTGAACACCTCTCCGCCCGTGCTGTTGCAGATGCAGCCAAGGTTCGGCGCGACCTGCGCGACGATTTGGTTGCCGTTCGTCGTGTCGTAGGCCACGGCAAACTGCCACATGTTCCCTGCGTTCGTCGTGAAGCCGGTCGTGGGCGTCCGGTCGGTGACGACGCTCGTGTTGAACGAGCCGTCAATGTAGAGGCGCTCGACGAGGTTGGCCGAGCCCAAGTGCAGGTACGTCAAACTGTCCTGCGAGTATTCGTTGATAGCGCGGGGGACGCCTTCGATGTACTTGTTGATCGAGCGATAGCCGCCGATCTTTCTCGGCAAGCCGCGCTGGAAGCGCACCCACGAGCCGTCGACATACTGGTCGCCCTCGAACTTGGTGCCGTCGCGCTTGATGCCCGGCGCGGAGCGGATCTGGACGATCTGCTCCGCCATTAGAACGTCCCGCCGTTAACGGTCCCGACTGGAGCTGCGCCCAACGCGGTCCACACGTCGTTCGTGCTTGCCGCCGTGAAGATGGCGATGCCCAGCGACGTGCCTCCGAGGTTGATCCGCGCGCCGCTCGCCGTAGACGCGCCGGTGCCGCCCTCTGCGATCGAGACGGGGATAGCGATACCCGCAGCAGACGTGTCCGCGTCGACGACGTTCGAGCCGTCCGAGTAGAAGATTGATCGGCTGCTCTGCGTGACGTTCGTGGGCGACACCTGCGATGGCGTGCGCAGACCGAGGGTGAACGCGCCGGTCGTGGCGTTATCCACCCAGTACTGCTGGATCGTCGCGGGGACGATGATCTGCATGTTGGCCGCCAGCGTGCCCACGAACTTGTAGGCGATGCGGTTAAGCTCCGCGCCGCTCAGCGTGTAGGGGCTGCTCTGGCCGGTGAGGTCGATCGACGTGTAGTCGAAGGCGAACACGGCATCCTGCCCGAGGCCGATCGTGTACCAGCCCGTGCCGTTGCTGATGAGGACCGCGCTGTCCTCGGGCTGCATGGACAGCGTGAGGCCGCCATTGATGGTCTCGCTGCCGTTCGGGTCGATGGTCAGCGCGCCGGTGCCTCCGTTGCGCACGTTGACGAACCAGCCGGTCCCTGCGGCGGGCGCAGAGGGCAGCGTGAGCGTACCGCCGCCACCCGTCCACACGAGAGTTGCCGCGCGGTTGGCCGTGCCCGCCGTGAAGTTGGTGTTGAACTCGGTGACGGGATACTGCTGCGCGAGGGTGCTGCCCGTGGCAAGCAGGCCCTCACCGGCGAGCGCCGAGGCTTGCGCCTGCGCGGTCGCGGCGCCGTAGCGGAAGGAGCGCCACGTGCCCGCAGCGGTGGTGTTGCTGATGAGGTAGAGCTGCCACTGCTCACCTGCGGCGATGCTCAGCAGCGTGCCGCCCGCATTGTCGCGGATGGTGACCGTGGACGGGCCGAGGTTGTTGAAGAGGATCGTCTGGCCGGTGCCCGTCTCGTCGGCGGGCGGCAGCGTGATCGAGAACGCGCCAGTCGGCGTGATGTCGATGATGCGCGCGACGGGCTGGAGCGTGCCCGAGGTCTCGAGAGGCCAGTCCAGCGCGGTGTTGGCGGTAAGCGCCAGCGCGAGGTACGACACATCTGACGGGTAGATGGTCGTGCCGCCGAAGATCTGGGTGTAGCTCATGCTTCTTTCCTCACGGCGGAGCGGTCAAGGATCTTGGCGAGGTCTTCGCCGTTGAGCATTGCCGCCGCGCGGTCGTACATATTTTGCCAAGTGGGGATGCGCTCGTCGTTCTTGAGGAACGGCGTCGCCTCGAGCAGCGTCCCGTAGAGCAGGAGCTGCGGCGCGAACTCGGTCAGCCAGTTCGTCTGCGTCGTGTCGTCTAGGAGCGGGGGAAGCTCGTAGTAGAGGATTTCGACGGGGTAGTCCTCGTCGGGCGTCGGCGCGAAGAGCCAGTGATTGAAGTCGTAGTCCGAGTAGAAGACCGGCTCGTCCGTGAGGCCCTCATTCGGCCAGTAGCTCCGCACGTACTCGTAGTCTCGCGTGAAGACGGTCTTGCGCGTCGCGTTGCCCACACCCGTGCCGATATTGATCGACACGGTGTCGCGCCAGCGGTCGGGCTTGGGGTAGACAGACTGCCCAGTGGTGAGGGTGGACGACACCACGTTGATGAAGCCCTGTATCTTCAGCTCGCGGGCGATGCGCCGCTCCGCGAGATTGATCAGACGCGGGATCTGCTCGAAGACAATCGGGTCAGACGCAAGGGATGACCCGCGCTCAAGGTAGCGCTGGACGTCCTGCTTGAGCGTAGCAAAGGTCATCGTGGTCGCCATAGCGTCACCCCTATATCATGAGTGTATCCATCGCGCCAGCACCGCCTCTGCGAAGTCGGCTTGATCGGCGGGCGATGTTTCTAGTATGCGCTGCGCAAGCGTGCCGAGCATCTCAGCAGCCGCAAGTGTGCGATCGCTCAGAGGCATCTCGCGCGCCAGACGAGCGGCGCGCTCCAAACTCGCCGCTGCGGCTTCGGCGTTGCTCACGACTTGTCTTCTTTGCCCTCAAGGCGCTTGAAGATCGTGCCGAGGGTCTTATCGATCTTGTCGAAGCCTTTAGTCATGTCGTCCTTGAGGGTCTTCATGTCCTCGCGCCAGTCTTCCTTCGCGACGTAGGTCTTGGGCATGTCGCGCACGTCAGCATCCAGCCGCTCGATGGCCTTGGTCATGTTGTTCAGAACCCAGCCGCACAAGCCACCGGCTATGGCGAAGACGATGTTGAAGAGAACTTGGTAGTCCATTGAGGCGCGACCCTATTTCAAGTTACGGAGCTTGTAGATGGTGGTGAGGTAGACGGCAGTCAGCTCGTCGATCTTGTTCGCGACGGCGTGGTTGCCCTTGCAGATGTCCTCGTGGTGCTTCTCAACCCACTTGCTGTCGTCCTCAAGGGTCTTGAGGATGTCTTGGTTCTTCGAGCTGTCGGGAACGGGAATGTTCCCGACAAGCTCGAAGGCACCTTGGTAGGCCTCTACGAGCGCGTCGAGCGCGTCGATGACGTCCTCGTAGAAATTGCCGAGGGCCTTGTGCTCGGAGTAGCTATCGGTGCGCCAGTGGTTCCAGTGCGAGAGGTTGCGTGCGTAGAAGACACGGGCGATGAGCTGCTCGAGCATCGTAGGTTACTCCGCTTCTGCGCCTTCCGGCGCGGGTTGGGCCGGAAGCTGCGCCTCGGCCTGCTCCTTGATCTTGACCACAAGGGGCCAAGCGCCGGACGAGGTGGGGAGGTTGCCGAGGGTGTGCAGCACGGCATTGACCTCTTCTACGGTAAGTCTGATCATGAGTTCCATAGGTCTGTCTCCTACAGTCAAAGGTTAGCCCGCACTCGGGCCGGATTACGATAGCAGATCACGCGCCGCCAAGGAACTGGGATAGCGCGCCAGCGAGGGTGGCAATAACGGCAAGGATACCGGCGGCCTTGACCTTCCAGCCCTTCTTGGGCGCGCCCTCGTCTAGGGGGACGATGCTGCGGGCGGCTTGCTCGGCCAGCTTGTCCTTGGCGATGCCGCCGATGAGTTTCTTCAGGTTCATGGTATTCTCCTTAGAGCCAAGTCGCGTACTTCTTGGTCTTCAGCTTGCGGTCGTCGAGGCCGTGAGTGCCCCCGTTGATCCGCTTGGTCAGCGCGAGGATCGCGCTGTCTGTGATGCCCTGATCGCAGATCGACCAGAGCTTGTTACGGTCGAAGAACCACAGGGCGCTCTCGATCGCCAGTTCCCCGGCTACGAGGTCCGGGTTGTCCATGATGTCGGGGCGGTTGATGTACTCCGACAGCGCCTTGTAGTTGTCGTGCCCGGTGAGTTGGAGGAAGCCGCGTCCCCTGAACTTCCATCCGTCGCCACTGCTCTCAGGGCCGTTGCCCATGCGGTTGGCGTAGACGCGGTTGGCGATGGCCTGCGGCTTGCGGGCGTACTGCGCGGCCAGCGCCTCGGTCGGGAAGTACTTGCGGAAGATGTTCCGCAGCCCCTGCGCGCTGTAGTTGAGGTTCTCGCTGGTGGCCCGCCAGTTGCCGCTCTCGTGCGCGCACTGGGCGAAGAAGTGGGCACCACGGTTGCGGTTCAGCTTGTAGTAGGCGCAGGCAGCCTTGAGCGTGCCGGGGCCGAAAGCCCCGTCAGCCGTGACCCCGATCTTCTTCTGGAGGTTTACGAGGCTCACTTGTCCTTTTCCTTGTTCCACAGCTCGAAGAGCGTCTTGATCTTCTCCTCCGCCACGCCGAGGCGCACGTCCATCTTGGCGAGGATAATCGTCAGCGTGATGAACGCCAGAACGACCGGCCACAATTGGCCGATCAGTTCGACGGTGGAGAGGTCGCCAGCCATTTACCGACCTGCGTTTCGCCAGTCGGGGAAGTCGTTTTCATCGACCACGCCGTCGCCGTTCGCGTCGTACCGCAGGTCGTTGCGATACTTCTCCCAAGGCTCCATCTCGTCATCGTCGTCCTCTTCGGGGGTGTCGATGAAGACAGTCGCGTTCGGGTCGTCATAGGTCTTGGGCGCTTCAGGCTCCGGCTCCGGTGCGGGTGCTTCCGGCTGCGCGTCACGGGCATTGGCGTTCAGGCTCAAGCCGCCGAGCAGGCCGACGAACGCACCGATGATCGTCTGGAAGGCGGGGTTGACCATGTCGAGGATAGCCGTGCTGTCGACGACGTCATTCGGCAGGAAGAGGCCGACAACGAGCGCCGCCACGACCACAAGGACCACGGCAGACAGCGTGACAATAGCCACGCGGATCACGAACTCGACGGTGTCGTCGACACCCTCTTGCTTGCTTTCAAAACGATCCCAGAAACTCATCATAGCACATCCGCAGTAAGAATGATGTTCGCGCTGGCAACAATATTGGTGCCGCTGGAATTCGAGGATATCTCAAACGTCGCGTTCGCGGTCTGCGTACCCGCACCGGATTGGGACACCGACCATGTGCGGTTGGACGTGAGAGCGAGCCAAGTGCCCGTGGTTCCGCTAGAGAACGAGCCCCCGATAAGTGTGGCGCGCACGAAGTACGAAGAAGCGCCTGTGGTGGGCGTGATCCAGTCGTAGCTATCAAGCGTACCGGAGTTATCGCCAGTAGCCGTCAGTGAGCCGTTCGAGTTGATCGCCAGAGTTACTCCAGCGGTGCCCGGATCGACGGTGGTGTCCGTGTACGTGTTGGTGTCGAGGCGAAACGTGGCGGTCGGGCCAGTACCCAGAAGCGCCATCTGGATGCCGCTCATCAGCTTACTCCCGCGCCAGTGATGATGGCTTCGCTTGCGCTGTTGAACCAGATGGTAGCCATGCCGCGAGGGGCCAGCGTGCGGCTACCCGTATTGGTCGTGCCGCCCTGCCGCAGCGTAAGGCCCGATCCCTGCGTGATCGTGACCGCGCTGGCGCTGTCATTGTAGATCGAGACCGCGTCCCCGGCACCGAACGTCGCGCTGGGGACAGTAATCCCAGCCGAGACCGCGATGCACTTGCCGACGTCAGCCGTCGTAGCCGTGCCGCTCGTGGTCGAGCGCGGGATGTTACGGAAGCCGATGGTGACGCCGTCGATGGTGGCGGTGGTGGCAACCGACGTGACCGAGCCGCTGAGCGTAATGTTGCCCGAGCTAGTGACGGTGCCCGAGAGGCTAAGGCCGTTCGCGCTGCCAGTGCCGCTAACCGAGGTGACGGTGCCATTACCTGTGCCAGCACCGATAGCGGTGCGCGCTGCGGCTGCATCAACTGCGGTGAAGACGTCAGAGCCGACAGTGGTGGCACCGAGGTTGGTGCGGGCAGCGGAGGCGGTCGTTGCCCCAGTGCCGCCATTGGCGATGGGGAGGGTGCCGGTGACCTGCGTGGCGAGGCTCACGCCCGAGAGCGTGCCGCCAAGAGTGAGGTTGCCCGAGGAGGTAACCGACCCAGTGAGGGTAATGCCGTTGACGGTGCCCGTGCCACCTACCGAGGTGACCGTGCCTGCATTGCTGGTGTAGCCGTTCGGGTTCGACGCGGGGTACGCCCCGAGGTTGGTGAGCGCCTGCCCGGCAGTCGTGGCATTTGTGCCCCCATTGGCGATCGGCAAGGTGCCCGTGACCGCCGTAGTGAGGCTGACGCCCGAGAGCGTACCGCCGAGGGTCAGAGACCCCGAGGTCGTCACGGTGCCGGTCAGGGTGAGGCCGTTGACGGTGCCCGCGCCGCTGACGCTGGTGACGCTGCCGCCGCCCGTGCCAGCGCCGATGGCCGTGCGGAAGTCCGCCGCATTGAGGGCGCTGACAGTGTTGTCAGCGTTGAAGCGGGGGAACGTGACCGCGCCGGGGTTGGTGATCGTGAATAGGTTGCCGCCGAGAGTAGTCGCACCCAGAGCCGTGCGCGCGGCGCCCGCAGTCGTCGCACCGGTGCCGCCGTTGGCGACGGCGAGCGTTCCGCCGAGGGTCAGCATGCCGCTGCTGGTGACGGGGCCACCGCTAAAGGTCAGGCCGGTCGTACCACCGCTCGCGTTGACGCTCGTGACGCTACCCAGAGCGCCGGAGCTGTCTGCGAGCAGCGTGACGACGCCTGCGGCGTTCTTGAAGTACAACGCCTCGTCGGTTAGGTTGATCGCCAGCTCACCTGCGGCTAGGTTGCCTGCGGTGGGCACCGCCGAGGGCGTGCTAGTGCGATAGAGCTGGATGGGCGTGAAGCCGCTGGCCGCCATTACAAGTTACCTCCGTAGGTCTCTTTCGGGGTAGCACAACCCACGCCCTAATTCCAGCACTAGCAGACCGTCAAGCACCGGCCCACGGGAGGGGCGGCGTGACGACGGGGGGATCGATCTGATCCGCGATCTGCTGCGCGACGTTGGCCTCATAGGAAGCCACCTGCTCTTCGCCCATAGCGGCCTGCACCCAGCCGATGACCTGCGCTTCGGTGAGGTTGGCGTAGGGAGTGAACGGTGCGTCGGGGTCGATGCTGACACCCTGCGAGCCATAGACGCTGCCGCTGTAGGTGCCGTCCGTGCCGGTCAGCGTCCAGTGGACGTTGAAGACCACATCGGTCGCGCCGTCTTCCTCGGGGTAGGCGTCCATCTGCACGACGGCCCAAGTGTTGGTAATGGTCATGGGTTAGTTTCCTTCGAGTTGTGCCACGCGGGCGGCAAGAGTGTCGATCTTCTCGTTGGCCTCTTGGAGAGCCTTAACCAGCACGGGGATCAACGACTGGTAGGCCACGTTGAGGTGCTTGGGGCCAGCCTGCACAACGCCATCTACGTAGACCTGATCGGCCAGAGCCTCTTGCAGTTCCTGCGCGATGAAGCCGGGCTGGATCGACTGGTCCTTGGAATAATCTTCCTTGTAGCGGAAGGTTACGGGCTTCAGCGCAGCGACGACATCGAGCGCATCGGCAAGCGGCGCGACCTCTTCCTTGAGATTGCGGTCAGACCCGTTGACGTAAGCCCCCGCGCCCCACACACCCGTGCCGTTGCACTGAAGATTGAACGCGCCTTGGTCAGCGGTTCCGGCGATGTAGACCTCACCCCCACTGGTGATGCGCATGCGCTCTAAGCCAGCGCCGAAGCCTTGGTTGTAGAAACGGAAAGTCCCGTCGCCTTCTGCGCCGATATGCCAATTTTCTGAAGCCGTGGCTGAGGTGCCGAACTGATAGAAGGCGTAAGCTGCGCCCCCGGCACCGGTCCCTGTCCCGATAGAACTACGGACAAGACCCTTAACATCCAACCTCGCACCCGGCGAACTCGTTCCGATCCCGACGTTGCCTGCGCTGTCGATGCGCAT